CCTGAGCAGCAGATGAAGGAGGGTCTCGAAGTTTGAATCGGTTCCCTAGGACTGAAGCCGAAAGGCTAAAGTCATTCGTTGATGCATTGCGAAGGCGGTCCAACAAAAGACCAACTTCTTCGGAGGAGGACGTGAGTCCTACCTCAGTAACGTGCCTGCAGAGGAAACCCTCTAACAGGTTACGCGCACGGCTTGGAGTGGCTTCATCGAAGTTACTGATGAAACCACCGTCTCCTAAACTATTATCTATCCGAAGTCTTAAGGACTTAGGGAGGCAATTGAAGAGGAGATTCCAGCACCGACGGAGTCTAGCATCACAACCGAAACCGAGGTTTCGAGTGTGAGCTTGACGACGCACGGCGTTGGCAAGACGATACACCTGTAAAGGTGTGCGAACCATATCCCTAAGGAATATGGGCTTAACATCAACGCCATCGAACCAGTAGGCGCCACAGGATTCACGAAAGTAACCACTGGTAAAGCTTTTTCCAGTGTTTACAATGAATCCAAGGTATCTACTGAACGATGAAAAGGCCTCGAAGCACGGTGACGGAAGTATCACGTCGTCACCATACACACTAACCATAGTGCTATTGTAACCCATGTCTTCGCAGACACAGGCGGCAGCAGCATAAAAGATTAGTGTTTCGAGCTCGAAAGTGAAACCATTCCCCATTGAAGAGAATTTCTCATGAAGGAATGACTTCCCGTCGAGTGTACCGAAATGTGATCGGCAAGCATCAAGTAGAAGAAACCAATCAGGAGGCAAAAGCTCCCTGACGAGTCCCTTCGAGATGCTGTCAGAAGCAGAGGAGAAATCAACAGTAGCATAGAAGGGCGATTCACTGCCCAACTTTGCCAGCCATTGGTTCCGACTCTGATCTGATAAGTCGATCCCGTGCCTCCTAAGTTTTCGTCGAATAACCTTGCCAATGCCTAGTTGAAACCAGAGATTTAACCCTGGCTCAACAGCAATGACCCGGTCGGTCTTCGAATTCTTAGGAACAGTGATAATTACGTTCCCAACCTCAAAGACGGGAAAAGAGGCGCGTTTCCGCAGCTCCGCTCCCCAGAGAGGGTATGCAAGTTCAAAGATCCCAGTACGGTCTGGTCTCTCAGAATCAAACATGAGGGAAAACAGATCTCGCGTGATTCCAACTTCATGTTGGAACTTATTGGTGGCTGATACATTAGAACCCTTTAACAGGGTACTAACGCCAGGTCCCCAATTGGATCGTTCGAGTATCTCTTCAATTGGACAGACGCCCAAAACCTTGGAAATTTTCTGCCTCATAGCATTTAGCAATGAGACACTAGCCCAGTTTGAAAGCTGGTCTAGTCCAGGGTTACGGAATCGTCTATTTGTTTCCTTGCAGAGGTCCTCCATTTCGGAGAACTTGCCCAGAGCTACCGCCTTCCGATCAATATCCACCTTAAGAAAGGAGTTTTTCGACAGGAATTTAGTTGCCTGGTAGGCGTCCCTAAAGTCCGAAGAACTGTTATAGTTCGACGGATCGATGTCCAAATTCACGAGCTGGTCAAATTCTCCATTTTCATAGAGAAGATAACAAGTAAGTGAACGAGGGCAGTCGAGGGACTTGAAGTAATCAAGAACAACCGAGTGCGTCGTTAACTCGGGAACGCGAAAAGTCGAAATCTCTTTTATAAGAGATTTCTTACCTTGCTTCTCAGAATGCATGGTAAGGTCCCTTCCGGGGTACTACCCCGTTAGATGGTCTTCACGCCCTGGTATTAATAGGGCGTTTCGAAATCAGCGACAGCCGGGGGAATGGGGGAGCCCGTCAATTGAACGGGCAGCCCATCCGAAGGCATGGCACTGGTAGCGAGAGCCGAAAGCAAGAGCGAGAGGAGAGTGTTTCTCTCCACTTGCGTCGAGCGCTCCGGGAAGACCATCTCCAACTGAGCGAGACAATCATACGCCTTCGAGGGCGCCGGCTGAATGCCGGTACTCGTTGAAGGCGCCGTGACGTCGGCGGTTGGTAGGGCCAACTTCATCACAACGCGACAGACTTTGCTCCCCGCAGTGGGGAGACGGACTGACACGGTGAGACTGGGATACAGGAGCGGAATTCCACCACTCCTGTCAGCCCATTTCGCGACCCCAGGTTGGATAAAACCGACCGGGGACATCGTTGCTAAAGTCAAGTCTGCAGACGCCAGCGAAAAAGCTGTGTCGACATTCTTGGCAAGCGTTACGGCAGCTATTGCTGTCATGATAACAAACCTTCAAGGTAAGTAGTGCGTGATCATCTCCGACCAAATGTGGAGACGAGGAGGCCAGTAAGATTCGCCAAGTGCTCTGCGCTAAACGGGTTTTTAAACTCGGGAAGAGCAGGACTAGGAAATCCCCCATTAAAAGGGGAGCGTTCGATGCCGACATAGTGATACGTCCGCCACAAAGAAGATCTTGCGACAGTCGTCACTTTGCC